GAAGCTATTTATCCAACAAGAGCAGCAGGATATCCATTGCAAGGAATGCAAAATGATGGTTCTTACTATGATGCTACTAAGTCTCATGAATGGAATACTAACATGCCATCATTACAATACCGTCAGTTTATGTCTGTATGGGAGCAAAATAGTACTGCTGGTAATGATATAGTTAGTTATATCATGTCTGAATCTGAAGATTATACAGATTATCAGAATACAGATATGTTACGTGTAGCTCATATCTATTGGAAGTCACAGCGTAAAGTTGGACATTTAATTAAGATTGATGAGACCGGACAAGTTATGCAAGATGTGGTAGATGAGTCATATGCTATTACTCAAAAACCTATCTATGATACAAGTGTACTTAAGAATAAAACTAAAGAGAACTTAATTGCAGGAGAACATATTGATTGGATTTGGATTAATGAGGTATGGGGTGGAGTAAAAATTGGGCCTAACTACCCTGCATATTTTGGGATGAACAACAATGCAAGTGGTATTAATCCTATTTACTTAGGTATTAATCGTTCTAAACCAGGACGAGTACCTTTCCAATTTAAAGGAGATTCTACATTGTACGGTTGTAAATTACCAGTAGAAGGATCTGTATTCTCAGATAGAAACACTAAGTCTACATCTTTAGTAGATTTAATGAAGCCTTACCAGATTGGTTATAACATTGTAAATAACCAAATTGCTGATATTCTTGTAGATGAATTAGGTACTGTGATCATGTTAGATCAGAATGCTTTACCTAGACACTCATTGGGAGAAGATTGGGGAAAGAACAACTTAGCAAAAGCCTACGTTGCAATGAAGAACTTCCAGATGTTACCATTGGATACATCTATCACTAACACTGAGAATGCTCTTAACTTTCAACACTATCAGGTATTAAACTTAGAACAGACACAGCGTTTGATGTCTAGAACTCAATTGGCTAACTACTTTAAGCAGCAAGCATTTGAGGTAATAGGTATTACACCACAGCGTCTTGGAGAACAAGTAGAGCAAGCAACAGCTACTGGTGTAAGAATTGCTGTATCAAACTCTTATGCACAGACAGAGACATACTTTATTAATCACTGTGATTACTTAATGCCTCGTGTACATCAGATGCGTACAGACTTAGCCCAGTTCTATCAGTCAACTAAACCATCTATCAGATTACAGTATATTACCTCTACTGATGAGAAGGTTAACTTTGAGATGAATGGTACTGACTTATTGCTTAGAGACTTTAATATCTTCTGTACGACCAAAACTAATCACAGAGCTACTCTGGAGCAGTTAAAGCAATTGGCTATCACAAACAACACCGCAGGTGCCTCTATTTATGATTTAGGTAATATCATGAAGGCTGAGTCTATTGCAGAAGTATCTCACATCCTTAAATCTTCTGATGAGAAACAACAAGCTCAACGTCAGCAGGAAATGCAACAACAACAAGCTATGCAAGAGCAGGCTTTACAAGCTAAGAATCAAGAGGCTATGATGAAGATGCAGTTTGAAGCTGAAGAGAATGAGAAGAATAGACAGAATGATATTGTTATTGCTGAAATTAGGGCTGCTGGTTATGGATCTACTGTAGATATTAATCAGAATCAACAATCTGATTATCAAGATGCTATTAAAGATATCCGTAAGAGTGAGGAGTTTCAGCAACAAATGGACTTAAAGAAAGAATCTGCCAGTACTCAGAAAGCTATTAACATGGATAAGTTATCTATTGAAAGAGAAAAGCTTGCTTCACAAAGAGAGATTGCTAATAAACAATTAGAAATAGCTAGAGTGAACAAGAATAAGTATGATGTTAAAGATAACAAGAAGAAGTAATAGCCTTATATTACAAAAAATACGGCTTTAAAATCAAATTTTTAAAGTTTATTAGAAGTAATATATTATATTCTTAATGTACACTACAAACTAAAATAACCAACTATATGAGTGAAACCAAACCAACTGAGCAAACCACCGTACAACAAGTAGATATCAACATTGATGATATCTTTGGTGGAGCTCCGGGAGCAGATAGTATCATGCTTCCAACAGAAGAAGAAAAGAAACCAAGTATCTTTTCATCTCCTAAAACGGATTTAACGTTCTTAGATAAAGAAGAAGAGGATGAGGATGGTAACATCAAGAAACCAACTCAATCTGCTGAACAAGTTCTTAAAGAGTTAACCAATGAGGTTGATGATTTATTAGAGCAAGAAGAGGAGTCACCCAGAGGAGGTAGACCTAAAGTAGATAAGAGTGGTATGGTGGAAACCTTCTCTAAACTTATTGAAGAGGGTGTATTGATTGGTTTTGAAGATGATAAACCAATGGATGAATACTCTATTAAAGATTGGAAGGAGCTCTTGCAAGCTAACTTTGAAGAAAAGGAGCGAGCAATTAAAGAGCAAACTCCAAAAGAGTTCTTTGAAGCGCTTCCTGAAGAACTTCAGTATGCTGCCCAGTATGTAGCTAATGGTGGTACAGATCTTAAAGGTTTGTTCAGTGCATTAGCACAAGTAGAAGAAGTACGTGGTTTAGATCCTACAGATGAAATGGATCAAGAACAAATTGTACGTTCTTATTTGCGTGCTACTGGATTTGGTAATGATGAAGATATTGATGAGGAAATCACAACCTGGAAAGACTTAGGTAAGTTAGAACAACAAGCTAATAAGTTTAAACCAAAGTTGGATAAGATGCAAGAGTCTATTGTAGCCCAAAAGATTGCTGAACAAGAGCATATGAAGGCACAACAAGAACAAGCAGCAGCAGCTTACATGGATAACGTGTATGAGGCTCTTAAACCCGCTGAGTTAGCTGGTGTTAAGTTGGATAAGAAAACCCAGTCTATGTTATATGCTGGTCTTGTACAACCTAACTATCCTTCTATCTCAGGAAGAAACACAAACCTATTGGGTCATTTGTTAGAGAAACATCAATTTGTAGAACCTAACTACCCATTAGTAGCTGAAGCACTGTGGTTATTGGCAGATCCTGATGGATACAAGTCAAAGATCATGGAGCAAGGCAAAAATAAAGTGGTTGAAAACACTGTAAGGCAACTTAAAACAGAACAGTCAAGAAAAGTTTCTAGTACTGTACCTGAAGAAAGAGAGGAACCCAAACAGCGTAAGATTCCAAGACAAGCAAATATTTTTAAAAGATTTTAACAACACAACAAACAAACAAATAAATAAATAATTATGGCAACTCCAGTTTTAAACAATGGTATATTTCTGCGTGATACCAGCTACCAAGCTAGCTCTCACGTAGATTCATACCACCTCGTAAACATGCTGAAAAGCAGTGAACCTATGGACATGGGTCCAGTAGACTTATGGGCAATGGCTCAAAAAGTTGAAATGCCCTTGTATCAATTCTCTAGTTTTGGTGGAAAAAACATCATCTCTGTAGACAATGCTCGTGGTGAGTACAAATGGCAAGTTCCTGTAGCTCAAGATCTTCCTTACATTGTAGAAGATATTGAATCTGCAAATGCTGCTAAAGGTGTTGATGGTACTACCTTCAAAATCAAATTAAACAAGCGTTCTTTTGGACATGGTGATATCATCACTTATGACAAATACAACGGTTTGGAAATGTACGTAACTGCTGCTGATATTCTTCCTACAGGTGATGGTTTCATCTACACTGTTCAGTTAGTAAACAATGACAACGCTAAATACTTGGATAACAAATACTTAGCATCTGGTACTAAAGTTTTCCGTAAAGGTTCTGCTCGTGGTGAATACGGTGAGCGTTTCTCTGATATCGGACACTATGGTGCTGGTTTCCGTGAATTCTACAACTTCGTAGGTGGTGCTGAAGCTCACGTATCTTACTCAATCTCTAGTCGTGCTGACTTGATGTTGAAGGGTGGTATGAAAGCTGATGGTACTGTTCCTGTTGTAGAAATCTGGCGTAACTTTGATAAGTCTATGGACCCTGCAATCAATAGCTTGGAGTCTATGGTACAGACTATGGGTAAAGATGCAGTTAAGCGTGCATTTGACAATGGTCAGTTAAGCCGTACTTTCTTGACTACTATGGAAGCTGCTCACTTGAGCAAAATTGCTAATGACATTGAGACCTACTTGATGTGGGGACAAGGTGGTAAGATTAAGCAAGATGGTCCAGATGATATCCGTTTGTCAGTGGGTCTTTGGAAGCAGTTGGATAACTCTTTCAAGCGTATCTACAACAAATCTAGTTTCACTTTGGATATGTTCCGTGCTGAATTGTACAACTTCTACGTTGGTAAAGTTGACTTCCAAGGTCCAGATCCTAAGCGCCAATTGATTGTACAAACCGGTTTGGGTGGTATGAAAATGGTGAATGAGGCTATTAAGAAAGAAGCTGTTAACAGTGGTTTGGTTATCAATGCTTCTGAAGTTGGAGCTATTACCGGTAAAGGTATGGACTTGAACTTTGGATTTGCATACACCAGCTACGTAATTCCTTTCTTGGCTAACGTTAAGTTTGTATTGAACCCTGCATTTGATAACTTACATACTAACGATATTGAAAACCCCTTAATTGATGGTCATCCTTTGAGTTCATATAATTTCATTATCTTTGACATTACTGATAACGTAAATGAAAACCTTTACTTGTTGAAATTGTCTTGGGATAATCAATTGAAGTGGTTCTACCAAAACGGAACTATGGATTATATGGGCCGTAGCCAAGGATTCCAATCTTCTGGTAACTTTAACGGATACCGTGTAATGATGTCTCAAACAATGCCTGCAGTTTGGGTAAAAGACCCAACTAAAGTGTTGAAAATTGTTATGCGTAACCCTATTACTGGCGGAAGCTTCTAATAATAAACATATCAACCCAGAGTCACTTCGTTGCTGGCTCTGGGTTCTAATTAAAAAAAATATAAAATAAAATGGCAATCTCTACATTTTCTCCCGCTTCTCCAGATGCTTTCTTAGTAAAAGAATCTGATATGTCCTTAGCTAAATTTGGACACATTAATGCTATTGTAAATGAATTAAATACAAAAGCTGCTGCTATTACTACTGCTAATGTAACTCAATCTAGTAGCATTACTTCAGGTGTTACTGTGAATGCTGAAGCAGGTGTTATTACTACAGTATCTAGTACTTTAGCTGCTGATGCTTCTGCTGTATTTGTTGTTACAAATAGCAAAGTGTTAGCTACTTCTAAAGTTTTAGTATCTGTACAATACGCAGGAAATGGTATTGCATATGCAACTATTTCAGCTATTGCTGCTAATAGTTTCAGTGTAAAACTTTACAATGTGCATTCTTCTGCTGCATTAAATGCTGCGGTATCTGTACATTTCTCAGTAATTAATTAAAAAAATTATAGGGGAGTTAATAGCTCCCCTATATAATCAAACCAACAAAAAACCATGAGTATAACAATTGTAGAAAGGTACCCACAGAACAAAAAAAGTACTGTAAGTGTACGTCCCTATTTTGATTCAACAATCAATAATATGGGTCTTGAAAAGTATGGATTATCCCTTTTTGATGGGGTATTTCATGAAGAACAACTTGCTTGTCTTGAAATTAACGGGATTAAGCGCTATGTAACTGGATTAAATGAATTTGCTCCTGAAGTAAAATTCTTACCAGATGATGAGCGTGAAGCTAAAATCAGAGAGATTAGAAAAGTAGTTTCTCAATTAGAGAAAGAATTAGCAGCTAACGTTGTTAATCCTGATGATCCTGATTTCTGGAATAAGATTAAACTTCTTAAACCAGATAATGATGATTTCTGGAGTAAGATTGCAATAAGATGTGGTAATGAACCATTATTCTTAGAGCCTGCTAAAGATCCATATGATCTTATCAAGCTTTATGCAATTGAGTCAAATGGTTTTAGTATTGTAGCTAAAAACTACGATGATGCAAGACGTAGGGCCGTTCCTCCAAAATTCTATTTAGATAGAGCTGAAGAGACTGTAACAATTAAAACAGAAAGTAAAAAGTTACGTAACAAAGCTTTGTCTGAATTACAAAAAATGTTTGACAAGAACCAAGGAAAATTATTTTATATTGCCAAAGTTCTTGACATTGATAGTGCACAGTATAAAAAGTCTACACCTAATGATATTGTTTATGATAACATGGACAAATACATTAATGGTGAGACAATTGAAACTGATAAAACTAAAACAGCAGAGAAGTTCTTAGCACTTGCTAATGAGGATTTAACTAATCTTAAACTCAGAGCAGTTGTTAAAGATTCTTCTTTTTATAAATATATAGTTAGTAAGAGTGATGGATTTATTTATCATCTTGAATCTAGCACAATGCTTGGTAGAACACCAGCTGATATAGTTGAGTATATGAAAAATCCTTTAAATCAGGATGTTTCTGACAAGATTATAGAGAAGGTTGAAAAGCATTGGAAAGAGTAATCTAATATAGAATAACACTGAGGGGGTATAATATAATACCCCTACAGTTAACACATATGAATAACGATATACTCCAGTTAAAAATTAAGCAGCGGCTTAATAAGTTGGCCTCAAATGATTATGATAATCTTGAGGCATGGCAGATTATTGAAGCTTTTAACAAGGCACAACTAGAATGGGTTAGAAGACAACTCCATGCTAGTAATGTTTTCCGTGAAGGTGATGAGGGTTCTAAAAGACGTATAGATGATTTACAGATCTTGTTGTTAGAATTACCAATAACTGGGTTAAATAAACCTGAGTATTTTGAGTCTAACCCTTTACCTGCTGATTACTTAGAGTATAAGAAAGTGTCTACTGATGCTAAATCAGAATGCTGTCCTGCTGATTCAATGACTGTATATCTAGTTGAAGAAGCTAATACTGCAAACTTATTAGTTGATGAATTTAGAAAGCCCAGTTTTGAATGGGGTGAAACATTCTGTACCATCATGGGTAATAGAATAAAGATCTATCATGATGGTTTATTTACTATTGTAAATCCTATTCTTACATATTACAGGAAACCAGCTTATATAGAAATCACTGGTGCAGTAAATCCTTACACTGGTTTAGTATCTACAGTTGATATAATTTGTGAATTTAAAGATGATATAACTGAAGTACTTATTGATGAAACAGTTAGCATTATTGCTGGTGATATTGAATCAGTAAATCAGTTTGCTCGTGGTTCTCAAAACGCTGAAAGAAATAATTAAAGATGATTAATAAATTACAAAGACCTTCTTCCTCTGTCCATAAAGCAATGGGAGAGTTGATTTATGAGTTATTACATGCCTCAACTAAGGTGCATGTTGCTCATCTATTAAGTACAAATTATTCAGCACACGTTGCAATGGGAGAGTTTTATGATTCTCTTGTAGATATTACGGATGGTTTAGCAGAACAGTATCAGGGTAAAGAAGAGGTATTATTACCTTACCCGGATCAAGCAGCTATTCCTACTATTAAAACTACAGATGAAGCTGTAAAATATCTTCGCAGTTTATATGATAAAATTGGTCTTGTTCAAGGTATGGTAACATGCTCTAGCATCATAAATACTATGGATGAAATCAAGGCTTTAATAAATTCTACAAAATATAAGTTGCTTTTCTTAAAATAATTTAGTATAATATTAGTGTATCTATTTATAAACAATTAAAAAAATAAAATTATGTATTTCAATCATGCTTTCAAAAAGGTGTTCCTTGGGACTGGTACTTACCAGAAAAGCGCCAGCGGAACTACTGCATCTGAATTGACCACTGTAGGTAACTTTGGTCTTTACAATGCCTCTACTTTTGTAAACTTAAATGCTACTACCGGAACAAACTTTATTCTTGCATCTTCTAGCTTAACTCCTGCTAATGACAAGATTGGTCCTTTCCACGGTGGTTATGCTGAGTCTTCAAAGTCTAAAACTATTAACCCTAAGTACATTAGCGGTTTCTACAAAGTATCTCCTAAAACTGCAACTAATAGTATTGTTGCTGTAGGACTTACTGCTGGTTTGAACAACACTCCTTATGCTGCTTGTACCAAAACTTACAAGTGTGATGAAACCTACTACTTACGTGTAGATGTTAAAGGTTCTCCTGCTTTGCGTTTCTTGGGTCGTAATGCTTACTATGTAGCTGATTACTACACCGGTTGTTGCGCTACTGGTCAAACTAGTGTTGATCCTGCTGCAGTTATGGTTGGTTGGGCTAAGAGCTTGGCTGAAGATCCCCGTATTAATCAGTTCATTTCTCCTGTAGCTTATGTTAGTACTAATGCTGGTGCTAGCTACATTGCATATGTTAATTCTACTTCTGCTAACGTTGGTAAAGTAATTGAAATTAAAATTACTAACGGTGGTAGTAGTTATTCTTCTGCTCCTAGTGTAGTTATAGGCACTCAGTTTGCTGCAACTACTGCTTATGCATTAAATGAGCAAGTAGCTCATTTAGGTAAGTTATACACTGTAACTGTAGCTGGAACTAGTGGTGCAAGTGGTACTGCTCCTGTACATACTACTGGTTCTGTTGTTAGTGGTACAGTAACATTTACTTATGCTGGTTCTGCTGCAACAGCTACTGCTACTATTTCTGGTGATGCAGTTAATGCAATTACTATTAACGTATCAGGTTCAGGTTATACTTTATCTGGTAGTGTTGCTGTTACCTTCTCTGGTGGTTCTGGATCTGGTGCTGCTGCTTACGCTGTTAAAGCTATCTCTTGGGATTCTTTTGTTGAAGATACTACTCCAACTGCTGACAACAAAGCTGGTATTATCATTACTGGTGCTTATGTTGACACTAAGTTTGGTGATTGTTCTTTCCAACCTACTGATCATTTTGAAAAAGAGGGCGTTATTGTTTTAGCTTCTGAAATTGATCAAGTTGGTGATCCTTGTGCTTTTGGTGGAACTTGTGTTAACACTTTACAACTTCCTAAGCAAGGTGAAGGTTTTGGTGAAACTATCATCCGTGATTTGATTTTGTCTGAGCGTTATGCACAGAATCATTTCAATGATGATCCACGTATCCGTGAAATCTTGAATGGTAATGCAGTATTTGGTGTTAACCGTAACAACTCTTACTACCGTTACATGATTATCCACAATGTACCTCGCTTCAGTAATCCTACTAGCACATTTGATAATGATCAGTATGTGTGTGAAGTAATTACTAGCTCAGTAGCTTCTACTTTTGAAAGCGATATGGCTTCAATTTTGAGCGCTGCTGGTAATGGTGTAACTTTACAATCATTGTAATAACACTTTATTATCATATAAAAAGGGGAGGAGTGATCTTCCCCTTTTTTTATTTAGATTTATTTAGTAAATTATATATGAGTAGGCATACCGTCTATTTAACAATCCTATGGCACAAAAACACATCCTCAGTTTAGATATTCCAGAAACTCTTAATGCAAAAATCTTTAGAGTTGTAGATACTAGTACATACAGTACAGAGTTAGGAATTACTTGTAATAGATTACAAATTTTACTTCCGGGGTATTTAGAGGAAGTAGTTCTTGAGATTTTACCTAATAGTGAAAATGTATTTAATGCATGTACTTTACATTTGCAAGATACAAACTGTGATACAGCACTAAGTGAATTACCTGACGGTATTTATACTTTACGCTACAGTGTTGCACCAAATGATAAAGTTTGGGTAGAATATAATCACTTACGTATAGCACAGTCTATGAATATATACTACAATATTCTTTGTAGTATTAACTTGTCTGGATGTGAGCCATTACCTGCAGAAAAAGAAAAATTAAATAAGTTAAGGTTGTTAAAAATGATGTTAGAGGGTGCTAAAGCAAAAGTAGAATTTTGCCATAGCCCTGAACAAGGTCAAGCAATATATAACTATGCTAAGAAACAACTTGAAAAACTAAACTGTACTTATTGCAATTAATTAAATATAAACCAATATGAATTGTCAAAATTGTGGATCAAGATTAAGTTGTGGTTGTCAAAAGAAAACTGCATCTGATGGTAAACAAGTCTGTGCTAATTGTATAGACGGGTATGAACAAAGTTTAAAACAAAAAAATGGGTAAGTGCACTAACTGTGATGAAGCTAAAGTTTCTTTAAAATTTGGTGAAGCAATGTATGCTGAATTTAGAGAGACCAAGTATGGTATTGAAACTGGTTGTAGTGATACAGCAGAAATAGATATTTATAACAAAGAGGTTTTTGATCTCATGAAATTAATTGATGCTGAGTATACTGAGACTGAAGTTGTAGATTATGGTCCTCAATACTTATTAACTCAAGCAGGAAATAGATTCATTGTATAATGCGTAGTTACGATCCTACTATAACACAACTACCTCCTTACTTCTCACAAGAGGTAAATATTTACTATGATGTTATTCCAATTGTAGATGTTGTAAATAACATTACAAAGAAAATAACACTAGATAATTTATCAGCTGTTTTATCTCAAAAAGGAGATCAGGCATATGATGAAACAATTACATCTATATCTTTAGTAGGAGATCTGATAAAAACTATTGTTTTTAATAGAAGAAATGCTGCAGCACTTACTGTATCCTATGTAGATACTTATGTGCACTATGAAAATACACCTAATATAGAATGGACTGCTATTCATAACATGAATAAATATCCTTCCGTTACTGTTGTAGATTCTGCTGGAAGTATTGTTGAAGGAGCTGTTGATTATCTCTCTCTTAATAGTTGCAAGATTACTTTTTGTGGAGCATTTAGTGGCAAAGCTTACTTTAACTAAAAAATAAAAATATAAAATAATATAATCATGGCAAAAAAATTCTTAACTGCGATAGACCTCAATAAATGCGAACTGCAGAATGCGGTCATCCAGAACTTAGGTACAGCACCAGGAACTCCTGCTGCAGGTCAGGTCTACTTCAACTCCTCTACTGGAGACAAGTCAATCTACTTCTATGATGGTACTGCCTGGGTAGACGTAGGAGGTGATCTAAGGTCAATTGTAGCTGGTAACGCTATATCTGTTAGCGGAACCAGAGATATTACCGTAAACGTTCTGTATGACGATGCTTCTATTGGTTTAAATGGTTCTAACCAACTTTACATTAAGGCAGGTGGTGTTACTAACGGAATGTTGGTTAACTCCTCTCTTTCTGTAGTTGCTGGAGCAGGTCTTACTGATGGTGGTTCTGTTGCTCTTGGAGCTTCTGTAACTCTTAACATTGGAGCAGGTACAGGTATTACTGTAAACGCCAATGACGTAGCTCTTGACACCACTTCTACTCGTAACACTGATCACTCTGCAGTTATCTTGACAGCAGGTGCAGGTTTAACTGGCGGAGGAGATATTACAGCTTCACGTTCTTTTGCAGTAGGTGCAGGAACTGGTATCACAGTTAACGCTGATGATATTGCTATCACAGGTGCTGGATCATTGACTACCAACTACTTAACTAAGTGGAACGGTACAGGATTCTCTAACTCAACTATTACAGATGACGGAACTACTGTAACTGTCGGTGGCAACTTAACTGTAAACGGTACAGTAACTTATGTTAACTCAAACACTGTAGAGATTGGTGATAACATTCTTCTTCTTAACAGAGATGAAGTTAGTTCTCCTTCTCAGAACGCAGGTATTGAAGTAGAAAGAGGAACAAGTACTAACGTTTCTTTCATCTGGAATGAGACTAGTGACTACTGGTCTACTGTAACTGAGCCTTTACACGTAGGTTCTATTGCTGACGCTGGTGCTGCTTACACAGGAAACAAATACTTGGTAAGTGACTCAGGTGTAATCAAGTACTTAACTTCTGCTGACTTAGCAGGTGACGTTATTACAGGAATCACAATCAGTGGATCTAACGGTGTTGCAGTTGCTGGTTCAGGAACAACTTCTATCACTGTAAGTGGTGTAAACGCTACTACAAGTGCTGCAGGTGTTGTAGAATTGGCTACTAGTGCTGAAGTAAATGCTTTAAGTAGTTCTACAGTAGCAGTAACTCCTTCTGGATTAGCTGCTTTGCGTTATGCTGTAACAGGTCCAGCAGCTCCAGCAACTAGTATGATAGTAACTCACGCTTTAGCTTCTAACGACATCATAGTTCAAGTTTATGAACTAGCTACTGGTGAGAACGTAGAGTGTGATGTAGTACGTACAACCAACAACGTAGTTACTTTAGGATTCTGTTCTCCTGTTGCTACAAATGCTCTTAGAGTATTGGTGATTAAAATTGCTTAATTTATTTTAAACCTTATCTTTGCTAGGGGCCTAAAAACCCCTAGCTTTTATATACATAAACAATAATGAAGTCTCTAAGTGCTAAAACTTTTCAATGCGGAGTAACAGTTCAAGGACTTACTACTCTTAGTGGTACAGTTTATTTAACAGCTTTAACAAATACTGCTACTTGGGACTATGTTGTTGTAGGTACAACTGCACAAGGACAACTATATACTAGAACCTATGCTCAATTAATGTCAGATATTACATCTGGCATAGGCTTAAGTGGCTATGTTCCTACATCTCGCACGTTAACTATTAACGGTGTAAGTTATGATCTTACAGCTAACAGAAGCTGGACAATCAGTACTGTAGATTACACTTCTAGATTACAACACCAAGTTAAAGCTGGTGTAGCGATTAACAAAGGTCAAGCAGTCTACGTAACTAGTGCAGACGGAACCAATATGATTGTTGGTTTGGCTTCTAATGCTTCTGAGGCCACATCTAGTAAGACTATGGGTCTTTTGGATGCCACAGTTTCTACAAATGGATTTGCCAATGTAGTAACAGAAGGTCTTTTAGCAGGATTAGATACCTCAGCTGCAGGTACAGAAGGTGATCCAGTATGGTTGGGAACAGGAGGAAACTTAATTTACGGCTTAATCAATAAACCGTATGCTCCTGCTCACCTGGTTTTTATAGGTATAGTAACCCGTAAAAACTCTAACAACGGAGAAATTTTCGTTAAGGTACAGAATGGATTTGAGTTAAATGAGATTCATGATGTAGATTTAAAAACAAATTTACCAGTAAACGGAGAGTTACTAGGATTTAATGGAACTCTTTGGGTAAACAAAACTATTGCTGGATGGCTAGGATACACTCCAGCTAATGCAAGTGGAACTACTAACTATATTTCTAAGTTTACAGGAGCTAGTGCTTTAGGTAACTCTCAGATTTTTGACAATGGAACCAACGTAGGTATAGGTACTACTAGTCCTTCTGGAAAATTACAAATTGCTGATGATGGACCTAATGCTTTAGTTTTAGGATCTGCTCAAATATCTACCATAGGAGAAACAAATGATGGTGGATATCCAGGTATGAAAATTGTTCCGTACAATAGCAATATTCATATTGGCATAAGTTCCACTAATGATAATAGAATTAATTTATGGCATGGGGGAAGTAATTATGCCTACTGGCAACAACTCTCAACTTATACTATATTTAGTAACTATTCAAGTAACGCTTTAGCATTACAAATACATGGAGGAAACGTTGGAATAGGAACTACTAGTCCTGCGGCTAAATTACACACTGTAGGAACTAATATTGTTAATATTGTTGAAAGTAGTACTAGTGTTTCCTACACTCAATATTATAATTCTAGTACAGGTGCGGGAAGTACAAGTGATGGACTTACAGTTGGTTTAAATGGAATTGATGCATATGTTTTTTCTAGAGAAGCAGGTAACTTAATTCTTGGTACACTTGATACTGAACGTGTACGTATTACATCTACAGGTCTTGTAGGTATAGGAACAAGTTCTCCTCAAGCTAGATTGCAAGTTTCCTCTTCTACCTCAGACGGTCTTATTGTATCAACAAGTGCAAATGCTGAACCATTTATTGCTTTATGGAGAAATTCAGGAAGTAATGGCGTAGGTGTACTTAGGCTTATTGATGGCGGAAATATCTATTTTGATAATGGAGCTACAGGTGCTGCACAATCTACTAAGATGGTATTGACTGCTGCAGGTAATCTCGGCATTGGTACTACTAGTCCAGTATCTAAACTTACAGTTACTAATGGAAATATAGAAATACAATCAGATGGCTCTTCCTCTATGACGAACTACCTAAAAATAGGTACGCATACAGGTGGTAGTTGGGGAAGTTATATATCTGCCTCTTCTTTCTATAATTCAAATTTAAATACTAATTTAAGACTTGGTGTTTCAAATTCAGGAACTCTTATAGATGTTATATCAATAACGAGCGTTGGTGATGTAGGTATAGGTACTAACGCTCCTGCTACTAAGTTAAATTTAAAGGAAAGTAATTCTGGAACTGAAGGTTTTATTATTACTAACTGGAATAGTGTTAATACAATATTACTGGGGAGCGATAGTATAACTGGTGGAGGTAAATTAACACTTAAAACCAATGGAGGTGCATCAAACGTCTTCATAAGTTCATATGGTGATTCGTATTTTAGTGGCGGTAATGTAGGTATAGGAACTACAAGTCCTTCAACAAAGTTACATGTAGTAGGTGCTTCTATAATTGCTAATAACAGTTCTATAAATCCAGATACTTATGGAAATACAGTTATTGCTGGTGCTATAGGAACTGTTGGTGGATGGGGATTAAGTTCAGCAATTGGCGGAAATGCAGGTACTGGACACAGTTGGGCTATTGGAACTAATGGTGATAATCTATATATGGGTTATTCTAATGGTAGTTCTAGCAACTCAATGTTGACATTTTTACAAGTAGATGATAGTACTCGTAATGTATTTTTAGTACCCTCAGCAGGTAATGTAGGGATAGGTACTGCTTCTCCTAGTTATAAATTAGATGTCAGTGGAGCATTAAGAGCAACTGGAACATTGTATAGTGATAATGGATCTTTAGCTGGTGAATTAAATCTTGGTCAAGTAGTTAGCATTGGTTCTTCTTTTGGTAGTTACGCAAATCTTATATTCTCCATGCACAATGGTGGAGGATTTAGTGACATACTGAAGTTGCAGGGTAATGGAAATGTGGGTATAGGTACTGCTAGTCCCTCTAAATTGCTTCATGTAAATGGAGAAGCAACATTTGCAACTAATAGTGGTGGATTAATTATTAGATCTTATGATGGAGATACTGCTAATATAAGGCCTAGTGTAGGTAACGGTTCTATTTTAATTTCTGATGATAGCGGATTAACTACTAGAGGTACTGAATTTTTAAATAATGGCGGTATTATAGTTAACGCTACTTCTGGAGCTCCTTTAACAGTTAATGCAAACGGAACTATAGGATTGTACGTTAACTCTACAGCTAACGTAGGAATTGGTAATACTTCACCTTCTACTTTACTAGATGTAAGCGGAGTTATCACAGCAACAGGAGGAAACAGTACTAACTGGAATACTGCGTATGGCTGGGGTAATCATGCTTCAGCAAGTTATGTTCCTCAAGCAAGAACGCTTACTATTAACGGAACTAGCTATGACTTAAGCGCAAATAGAACTTGGACTATATCAACAGCAACTGCAGCAGGATCTGATACACAAGTCCAATACAACAGTTCTGGATCTTTAGCAGGAGCTTCTGCGCTTATTTACAACTCTACTACTAACAGAGTAGGTATTAACCAAGCTTCTCCAGGATATGACTTAGATGTAAACGGTCAAGTAAGAGTACAAGATAAACTAAGAATAGGAACTGGTAACGGAGTAGTACACATGTCTTCTACTGCTACTATTAATGCTAGTGCTACTACTATTGTTTGGGCTCAGAACGTAAGCGTAGGTATGTGTGCTTTTATTGAGTATTACATTTTAAATAATAACTCACTTACAGACCAAAGAGCAGGTACAATTATAGTTACTTGGAATCAGTCAGGAACGCCTACAATCACTCACACAGAAACAACTACACCTGATATAGGGTCAACTACCGCTATCAACTTTACAAGCTCTCTAGTGGGCTCAGGTGCACAAATTAACGCAGTAAACTCAAGTGCCAATCCTTATACGATGGTAATGAGTTATAAATATTTTTAATGAACATTGTTGGATAGTGAAAACAATAAAAAATGAAGCAAGCTACAATTTACAAAATCACAAACCCTAATGGAAAAGTTTACATAGGTAAAACTATGTGCTTGTCTAGTAGAACTTCTTGTTACAGAAACTGTAACTGTAAGAAGCAACCCTTAATTTACAATAGTATAAAAAAGTATGGTTGGGAAAACCATACTTTAGAAGTTTTAGAAACATGTAATCCCGACTTACTTTCTACTAAAGAAATTGAGTATATTACTTTGTTAAATACTTTCTACAAAAACAATCCTTTAGGTATGAACATGACTGCAGGTGGAGATGGTACTTTTGGTAGAGTAGATACAGAAGAAACCAAATTAAAAAGAAGCAGTCATCACTTAGGGCAGAAAAGATCAGAAGAAACAAAACAACTTATGAGTTTAGCAAAGAAAGGAAGGGCTCCAAAAAAGTCTAATTATGCTTGCTCTGAAGAAGCCAAGAAAAAAATATCAATAGCTAATAAAAATAAAATTAAACCTGATAGTTATAAATTAGCATGTTTAAACACTAGAGAAAAGAATCTATTAGAAAATCATGGTGGTATATTGCAAATTAACCCAGTAGATAATTCTGTAATAAAAGAGTGGGCAACTACCATAAAAAACATAGCTTCTACTTTAAATTATGATGATAGTCATATAGGAAAGTGTATTCGTGGAACTAAGAAGTTAGCATACGGATTTGTTTGGAAATATAAATACTAAGACATGTCTAATGAATTTATCGTAAAGAACGGACTTATAGTAGGGGGTAATGTGGTTACCTCAGGAACTATTACTATTAATGGTGCTCTTGCAGCTACACAATCTTGGGTTACATCTCAAGCTTATTTAACTTCTGCTAGTTTAAGCGGATATGCTACACAGTCTTATGTGACTAGTGCATTAGCTGCCTTAGTAGATGCAGCTCCTGCAGCATTAGATACGCTTAATGAACTTGCAGCAGCACTTGGAGATGATGCTAACTTCTCTACTACTATCACAAATAGTATAGCAGCTAAACAAGCCCAACTTAATGGAACTGGTTTAGTAAGAATGTCAGGAACAAGTGTAAGTTATGATAATACTACTTACTTAATTTCTAATTTTGGAAATATAGAAGGGGAGCATGGTTATGGGTATCCTTCAAGTGACGGTTGGTATAAAATTGCAGAGATTGTTTTAACCTCATCATGCCAATCTTTTAATCTTTGGGGAGAATATAGAGACACGGGTTACTTTGACAACTCTCATTATAGGATTCATATTACTGCAAGAGCAGAGTGTGACTTTCCAACTAACAATGAAAGTCATGCTATTAATGTAAACATGTACGGAAGTAGTACTAATGAAACTTACTTTAATAATAATGTAAGAGTTGTTCTTACTTCATCTTCTTCTAATTATAGAAAATACGAATTACAATACTACAGAGCGACTTGGGATACAGGTAGTTGGAACTTACAAACTTTAGGTTGGACTACATACACAACTTCTCAAACTGCAGGAACTCCTACAGGAACTCCTAGAGTCTATTATATCTCTAAGTTTGTTGCAGATAACATTTATGCAGCTAATAAAATCTCTATAGGAACAACTTATAGTGGATTTGCTGCAAACATTGCAGGAACTACTTATGTTATTGGAGCTTCAGTTTGGGTTAATGATGGTTATGGTATTTCAAATGCTAGTAGTGGAGGTACAGGATTTTTTCCTTACAGTGACGGAACTTTAGTTTTTAACTCAGTTAACTCTGAGAAAATGCGTGTTGCTCCTAGTGGTAATGTCGGAATTGGGACTAATAGTCCTAGTGCTTTACTAGATGTTAATGGACGTGTAATAGTTGGAGGTGGGCTTAATGGCAATGCATTTTCAATAGCTACGTCAATAGGAACATATACTTTTAATAATTATAATTTAAATACTCCTAGTTCATTTTTAATAACTGCTGGAAGTAGTGGCTACCTATCATTAGACGGTTACCCAATTATTTTTAAAGTTTTGGGTTCAGAAACAATGAGAGTTCATACTTCTGGCAATATAGGAATTGGTACTGATAGTCCTACACATTTATTGAGCTTGAGTAGGGCTACACAAGCTGCCGCTTATCAATTAAATATAAATAACGCTGGTGGTATTAGTGATGGCAACTTTACGGGAATCAGGTTTTCTCAAGATTCAAATGCCGCAACTGAACTTGGAAACATAAAACTTCATTATTACAGCACTGGAGCTACTGACTTATCATTTGGAACACGATATTCTCCAACCGCTCTTTATATCCAAAGTGGAGGCAACGTAGGTATAGGAACAACTGGTCCAGAAGCAAAACTACACATAGTTTCTGGCGCAAGTCAAGCAGGTTTTCTTTCTAGAGGAACAAATGGAGATACTTGGTTTCCATATAGTAATGGTCAAAACTATGTAAGAGGAGTAACTAATTTTGATTCGGGAAGTGTTTACTTTACAGGTGGAAATATAGGTATCGGTACCACTAGTCCATCACATAAATTACATATTAAATCAAGTAGTTTAAATAGTTATCCATTAGTAGTTCAAAGAGCAGCTAATACAAACAATATATTTTATATTTACGAAGATGGAAGTGGTAATGGTACACTAACTCTTGAAAATAGCGGTGGTGGAGCTGCAGTATCAATAAAAAGTGATGGAACTAGTTACTTAAATGGAGGTAATGTTGGTATTGGAACTACAGATCCAACATCTCAAATGTCTGGTACATTTGGTATAGGAATATATAATGCTTTATACCCAGCCGTAGGATTTAAAAATAGTACTACAGCTTGGTTATGGTATGGGCAGGATTCAACATTTAGAATGTGGAATGCAACATTCGGAGATATATTAACTGCAAATACAAGTGGTAATATTGGAATAGGTACTGGTAGTCCTTCTACTAAACTGGATGTAAATGGTGTTATTACTGCTACTGGAGGCAATAGCACTAATTGGAACACAGCCTTTGGATGGGGTAACCATGCCTCTGCTGGATATCTAACTTCATATTCTGAAACCGATACTCTACAGTCCGTAACAAATAGAGGAGCAACTACAACTAACAGACTAGAATTTCAATACTCAGTTGATAGATACTCTCAAGCTTGGAGAAACAATACTACAGGTGCTTATTGGTGGGTAACAACAGACGCTGATAAATTAGGTTTCCATCGCAATGGAGATGGTGATAAGTTTTATTTTAGTAATGCTGGAGATTTTTATTCAACAACAAATGGTTGGTTAAGTACTGCTTTAGCAGCTAAACAAAATGCTTCTACAGCCATAACAACTTCTAATATTGGATCTCAGAGTGTAAGTTACGCAAACAATGCTGGGTATGCTGCAGAAGCTGGTCAAGTAATTAATCAATCAGGACAACTTCTTAGATTTGATAATAGAACTATCTCTCCTTCTGAGACCACTGCAGGTTATCTACAGTTTGGATTTACTTCTTGGGGAAATGATAATAGTAGTCCTTATGCAGATTATTTGCATATGCGTTCCTACACAGATGGTTCTGGAGGAAGTGACAACCTTGTTATGTTCCTTAAGAGTGGTATTGGAATGCGTATTTACCAACAGACATTTGGGTCTGCTACTGCTTACAGTTCTTATGCAGATGTATGGACATCTGCTAACTTCACTTCAACTAACGTAAGCAACTGGAACACAGCCTATTCTTGGGGTAACCATGCCTCTGCTAGTTACGCTACTACATCTTATGTAACAACCCAAATCAATAACCTAATTAACGGAGCCCCAGGTGCTTTAGATACACTTGATGAATTGGCTGCTGCTTTAGGAGATGATGCAAACTTTGCAACTACAGTAACTAATAGTATTGCAGGTAAGGTTTCTAAGGCTGGTGATACCATGACTGGCAACATCAACTGGGATACTCAAAATACAGGTTTAACCTGGAATATGAATACCGATGGAGCCTACATTAAGTTTTTTAATACAGGAGACGGAGACACAAATTCTAGGTTAGAGTATTCTACATCTGATAATGGTGATGAATATCATCGTTGGGTTATTGCAGGTGTTGAAAAAATGAACCTTAAGTGGGGAGGTCTTACAGTAACCGATACTATCTATGCCTCAGGTGGTAATTCAGGTAACTGGAATACAGCCTATGGGTGGGGAAATCATGCTTCCGCAGGATATGCGCTTAACTCTAGTTTAGCAAACTACTTACCTTTAAGCGGTGGAGTAATAGGGGGAGGAGTTACCATAAACGGAAACTTAACTGTTAACGGAACAATTACAGAAAACTCTTCACTTAAATTAAAAGAAAACGTAGAAACAAGTGAGGGAAATTTAGAAAAGGTAGTAAATTTGAGACCAGTCACTTACAATAAGATTGGGTCTCAGACTACAGAACTAGGTCTTATTGCAGAAGAAGTTGCTGAGGTGTACCCAGAATTTGTACAATATGATGAGAATGGAGAACCTATAGGGGTTCACTACTCTCGCTTAACTGCTGCTCTTATAGGTGCAGTAAAAGAATTAACTAATCAAGTCCAAGAATTAAACAAAAAGATAAATGGCTAATTTATTATCCAATACCACAATAGGCGGTTACCAGTCTATACACACAGGTAACATCGGGAGTTATGCACTAACTAGTCTTCCCTCTCATAATCATGACGACAGATATTACACCGAAGGTGAATCTGATGGTAGGTATGCGTACAAGGCGGGTGCAGCTGGTCAAGATTTTAGTGTTGATAAACTTAGTTCTTATTATTTAAGAAATCATTATAGTGTAAGTACTAATCATTCTTATGGAATGTACTTTGATAATGATTTATCTAGTGCATATGGAATCTATAGAGAAAGTGGATCGTGGGATCATCCTTACCCTGATTTAAGAATTGCATTCCATACAGGAATTAAACTGGGAGCAAATTCGAGTTATCAAGGTATAAAATTCTATACTGACTATGATATGGTTACACAGGTCATGTCTGTTAATAACGGAAGTGACCCACTTGGGGGAGGCAATGTATATGTTAACAATAGTTTACAAGCTGGAAGTTCATTAAGAGCCCCTATTTTTTACGATACTGCTGATACTGGTTACTACGGAGACTTTGCTTCTACTTCTGTAATGAATAGTATCCGCTTTGGAACTTCTACCAATAACGGAACTTTAAGTGGGGCTGGAGATTGGGGAATGCGTTTTACAACAGATGCTGGTTATATTACTTTTGGTCCTGCAAATGGTTCTTATGCTCACATCTATACAGATAGAGGTACTTTCTACTTTAACAAAGATCTTTTAGTAAACGGTAATACTGTATGGCACGCAGGCAATGACGGAAGTGGAAGTGGTTTAGATGCTGACCTTTTGGATGGACAAGACCAGTCTTACTATTTTAGTAAAGCCAATATAGATGCTTCAAGAAATATAGGAGCTTCAACAAACTTAGACACAGATTTAGAAAACGGAGGATCTTATGGTTCTTATGGAGCAGGAGGAACAAGTTGGAATTCTCCATTTTCTTACGGAGGTGTTATAGCGTTTGCTTTTACGAGTGGTATCAAAGCTCAGTTTGGTTTTGATATTAGACACACTCAGTCTGATTACGGTGACTTGTGGTACAGAACAAAAAACAATGTCGGGTACTCTACTTGGAGGACTATGTGGCATTCTGGAAATCTTACTAATTTAAGTCAGTTAACTAATGGACCTGGATATTTAACAGGAATAACATCAGGACAAGTAACAGGTGCTTTAGGATATACTCCTTATAACTCTAGTAATCCTAGTGGCTACATAACATCATCAGGAAGTATTAGTGGTAATGCAGCTACTGCTACTGCATTAACGAGCATGAATATTTCTCAGTTCACAAATAACAGTGGGTATATTACAACTAACGATACAACAACAGGAATATTTACTACTTACTTAGGAAATGGAACTAGTAATATCGGCAGTGGTTATACTAGAGTAATTAGGAATGAAAATGGAACAGGAGGTAATCCTAACTATGCGCCTATTTTACATGTAGCTGCTGGTGATACTATGTGGCAGATAGCAGGGGCTCATGCTGGGCAAACTACTTTTGTTTGGAGGTCTGGGTATAATGGAGCATGGAATACTCCTTGGTGGACTATTTACCATAGTGGTAACTTTACAGACAATTCTTCTAATTGGAACACGGCTTTCGGATGGGGAAATCATGCAAGTGCTGGCTATCAAGCTGCTTCAACTGCGATTACCACAAGTAACATAGGGTCTCAGTCAGTAAGTAACTCAAATTATATAAACTCAACTAGAGATACGCCAGGCAGTGCATTGCAATATTGGCAAGCACCTAGTCTTGGTATTGATGAGGCTCCATCTTCCGATTGGCACAACACAATAAGAATGGGGCATGGCTCACCATTATCTTACTATAGTAACACGTTAGCTATTCGTATGACTGGTTCTGGTGTTGGAGATATTTATACTCAGACCATTATGAACGGTAATAGACAAGGTTGGAAAAAACATTGGAATGATGGTAACCACGGAAGTGGGTCAGGACTTGATGCTGACTTGTTAGATGGTCAACAAGGTTCATATTACCAACCTGCATCTTCTGCGATTACTACTTCTAATATTGGGTCTCAATCTGTAAGTTACGCTACAACAGCAGGTACTGCAAATGCAGTAGCATGGACAAACGTAAGTTCTCGTCCTACTGCTTTGTCTCAGTTTACAAACGACTTAGGCAACTACGGTGGATTCTTAACTTCTATTACTGCACATAGTCACGCTATATCAGACGTAACAGGGTTACAGACAGCATTAGATGGTAAGCAAGCTTCTCTAGGATTTACTCCATACAATAGTACAAATCCTAGTGGGTATATAACTTCAAGTGGAAGTATTTCTGGTAGTGCAGGTTCTGTAAGTGGGTTAACTTTAACTTCTTCTGCTAACGGAATTAATCCTGATAGTGTTACACAAAACCAAATAGGTTACAATACAAGTGTAAGTTTGTTTGGTCAAACTGACGGGGGTCTGTATTCTTCTGCTTATAGTAGTAGTTGGATTCACCAAATCTACGGTGACTTTAGAACAGGACAGATTGCTATTCGTGGTAAGAATTCTGGTTCTTGGCAAGCTTGGAGAACAGTACTAGATAGTAGTAACTACACTAGTTATGCTCCTGGGTTAACAGGTAGTGGAGCAAGTGGTACATGGGGTATAAATATTTCAGGTAGTGCAGGTAGTGTTGCTTGGACTAACGTGTCTAGTAGACCAACAAACTTATCACAGTTCACTAATGATCTAGGAAACTATGGTGGTTGGCAATCAGCTTCTACTGCAATTACTACTTCTAATATCGGAAGTCAAAGTGTAAGTTATGCAAGTACAGCAGGATCTGCTCCAGCTAATGGAGGTAACTCTTCGACTGTAGGCGGTTACGCAGTATCAGGAAGTGTAGGTGCAAACACAGTAGTTATTAGAGACTCAAATGGTTACATCTATGCTCACTACATTAACTCAAACGTATCTGAGTCTGAGAATCCAACTATTAACTCATTCTACACAAGTAATGGAGATGGTTGGTTAAGAAAGTCAAGTGTTGCTCACGTTAAGTCTCAGTTAGGATTAGGTTCTTTAGCATACAGTTCCGCTACTATTCCTACAAATAACAATCAACTTACAAATGGTGCAGGATATATTACAGGAATTAACTCAGGTAACGTAACTACAGCATTAGGCTTTACACCTTACAATGCTACAAACCCAAGTGGTTATATAACATCAAGTGCTAGTATATCGGGTAACGCTGCTACTGCTACTAACGTAGCATGGACAGGAGTGACTGGAAGACCAACAGCTTTATCTCAATTTAGTAATGATTTGGGTAACTATGGTGGCTGGTTAACTACAGGAGGAAAAGCTGCGGACTCAGAGTTATTTGATGGAACTGATTCAATATACTTTGTTAAGGGTAATGGAACAAATGCACTTGGACGTACCACAACTAATAATAGTGGTGGTAACTCTGCTGGAGGATTATCTTCTGGATTCTATGATGGAAGTGGTATGTCAAATATGCCAACAAGTGATTGGTATCATTTGATAGTAAATTCTCACCACAACAGTGCAACAAGTAACCAGTATGAGTTTCAATTAGCAACTGCTTTCTGGGACAAATCAAACTTCTATGTTAGAAGTATTAGTCCTGGAGATGTAGGACCTTGGAGAACACTTATACATAATGGAAACATTGGTAGTCAATCAGTTAGCTATGCTACTACATCACAACAGCTTAATAAGTATGGAGATATCTCTGGACAAGACTGGAATACTTATTATATAAACGGTAAGATGATTGTATCTTCTGTTTATGGAGGTTCTGGACCCAACTTCCCAACAGGTGCATATAACTATGGAGCTATGTTATCTTATGGAGTTACAGGATCAGATTTCTTCCAAGTTTACTTTCCTGAAAATGGAGCTCTTCAAGGAGGAGCATTTAGAAAACTTCACTATAGAACTGGGTGGAATGGTTCTTGGAGTGCATGGAAATCTGTAGTAGATCAAGAAGGTCAAGTATGTACTATTGCAGGATCTAATCAAACAGGTATTGAAATTCACTCTAACGTAGGTTACAATCAAGATCCTTTGACTTACTTCTTGATGAGAGGTCAAGCAGATACTAGTTGGAAAGCATTTAAAGTACGCTTAACTGGAGATGCAGGTGGACAAGACATTGAGTTCAGACGTATAGCAGAGAATGGTACAGACTCAAGAATGTGGTATGTACCAAGAGGAGGAAACACTGTTAACTTTGACTACCCAATTGTTCAACCTTCAGATTCTAGACTTAAGGACAACATCACTCCTATTAGCACTCCTGTAGACAAGATTAAGTCTCTACGTGGTGTAGAATTTGATTGGAACTCAGGTGAGCAAGTAGGCACACATGACGTAGGTCTTATTGCTCAAGATGTTGAGGCAGTACTTCCAGAAGCAGTTACTACTCAAGAAGATGGATACAAAAACTTGGCTTACACTAAAGTTATCCCTCTATTGGTAGAAGCAATGAAAGAACAGCAAGCAATGATTGAGGCTCTTAAGGCTGAGATAGAACTTCTAAAAAACAAGTAACTTGACAAACTTAAATATATTTAGTATATTTGATATGTATATGGCTTATCTCTACAGACATATTAGATTAGATGAAAATGTACCTTTCTACATTGGTATAGGTACTGATGCATCATTTAGTAGATCTAGAGAAACAACTCGGAGAAATAAGCTATGGATTAGAATTGCAGCAAAAACAGAACACAGAGTAGAGATTCTATTTGATGATTTAACCTGGGAAGAAGCAAAGCAAAAAGAAATAGAATTTATTGCATTGTATGGTAGGATAGATAAAAGACTTGGCACATTAGCTAATCTTACTGACGGGGGAGATGGAACGCTTGGTGCAATTGTAAGTAAAGAAAAGAGAGAATTATTCAGTAGAGTACATAGCGGAAAAATACATTCTCCTGAAGTAAGAAAAAAGATTAGTAATACTTTAAAATCAAAACCTAGAGACGAAGAGAAGATAGCAAAACTTGTAGAAGGTTCTTTAAGGTATGCTAAGTCTCAGATAAAGAAGGTACTTTGTACAGACACTGGAATGGTTTTTGAGTCTGCAACAGATGCTGCATCTTACTTTAAAATAACTAGGACTGCTATTGTCCGACAAATAAATGGCACAAGAAAAAATAAATTTAATCTAACATATATAAAATAATTAATCATGGCACTAAAAATAACAAAATCTATTGGGTGTGATAAAGGTATCACAAATGAAGCTTACGTCCGTATTGCTGACTACCAAATCTCTAAGAGTGGTAACGCTAACTTCCGTATTCAATTGTTCATGAGCGCTG